TGGGCACCTACCGAAGTAGGTACGGTTTCCACGTAGTCAGCCACCCTCGAGGCATTCGCACCGCTTTATGTGCTACTGCCCTTGCGGGTTCCACACCGAGGGGTTCCTCAGTGCTCTCCCTCGCCATGAACCAGTGGACGTAGGCTGCTTGTTCTGGGCGTGCCAGCTCCTTTAGCTTCGGGATTAACCGATAGCGGGGAGCATGGCCAGTCACCAGGCAGCTGTTATCCGCCGGATCTACGCCCCCATAGAGATATTCGGGGACGTATTGACTGTACTTTAAATGGAAGGACATCAGTTCAGGGGTAAGAAAGAATCCCCATCCTCTTCCGTCCCATTCCAAAACCTGGTTCAAAGTCTTGACCAGGTCGTACAAGTGGGAAACCTCTCCTCTTACGAAGAAAGGGGACACATCTCGTCCACCGTGATAGTGCTTACCGCAAGACTCGCGGAAGGCACCTGTCCAGAACGTCTTCTTGGCGTTGGTTTTAAACCCAAACCAGGAAAACACTCGGATCAAGCGGGGTATCAATCCCGCAGGAGCGATTATATCATCGCCGAACACGGATATACGACCAGAGACACTACTAACCTCGGCAGTAACGCGAGTGATCGCGTAGAATAGGAGGCTTTCGAGCTCAAACGTGAAACCGTTTCCCATCGACGAAAACATCTCTAGCTCCACAAGTTCTTCGGAGTTCGAGGTTTTGACGATGGTAGACTTCACACGCAGGTCGTCGAGTAGCGACCACCACTCAAAAGGCAATAAGGTTTGCACCAGTTGCTTCGAGATCGAGTCACTTGCTGAAGAGAGGTCAACGGTCGCGAGACCGTCTCTGACTGCGGTAGATGCCAAACGTTGGTTAACGGTTTGGTCGGACAAATCAATGCCGATCTTCCTTAGTCTGCGTGCGATGTATTTACCGACGCTCCTCTGCAACAACATATTGACCTCAGGCTCTTTACAAGCCACCCGGTCAATCTCGGACGATTTGGGAACTGTGAAAAGCTCACTGCTTTCGCGCCCGGCAACGTTCTGGAGATCAAGCATCGTGTCTTCACGTGCATAGTCCCAGTATGGCCTGGCAGATGCTGAGCAGTGCGCTTCGCCCATGAGCTTGAGTACAGCGGCGTTTTCATGCCGCTTTACCCGTGTTGAGGCCCCGTTAGAGTGAACAAGACCCGTTAAGATCTCATCCAGTACTAGGGGACCAAGTATACGCTTAACCAAGGACCGAATTTTCCGGATGAATACCGGGTACGAGGTCCACGTGAAATCCGGCTCCAAACACATGAGCCGAATGTTGGTTTTGGC